TATCTCTTTAGATACTGGTGCAAGTTCAACGTCACCAATACGGTCTGTACCAGAAATAGGACGAATACCATCTGGCCCTAAGAAAAGCAAGTCACCACCAAATTCTACCACAGAGTCAGGTGCAACACAACCCAAGTTAGCTGTAACACTTTGTAATTGAAAGTCAGCTAAGTTAGTACCTATAAGTTTTTTAATATTATTAGCACCAAAGATAAATAATTCATTACGGAACTTCTTTATAGCGGTAATGTTGTAGCCTACGTTAATAACACCTGAACCATTGGCAGGGCTAAAGTCTGTAGCATCTAAAGGTGCGCTAAAGTATAAGTTGTACGGGTCTGTAGTATCACCAGCTAAGAAAATATGTGATGCAAACTCTTCCGCAAACTTAGGACTATTAGGTGCATTGCTATCTGTAACTTGTGTATACGTAGTACCATCGTATGTAGCAGCAGGGTTTATACCGTCTGTAAGAAGCATAACCTCACCAGACCAGTTATAATTAACAAAGCGTACACGATCTACGCCTACCATTGTAGGTGATCCTGATGTAGTTACAGCATCCCAGCTATCTGTAGTGTCATTCCACTCATGTAGGTAATTGTTGCCAGATGAAGGTTTTCTACAAGCAAATATACCGTCACCAATGTTACCATTTACATTTACGCCTAAGACAGCGCCTGTACCTGTAACAGTACCATAGTCATTCTGAAAGCCACTAATACGCCGATAGCCACCAGCTAGTGCAGGCTCGTAGTTAATCATACGAATAGCACTGCCACCTAAAGCGGTAGCTTGTGTAAGTGGATCAGTATTAGTAATAAGACCACCAGTACAAACCGTGACGTTAGTTCTTAGATTGTCCATCTAGATGATCTCTCAATCATAGTAGAACGAAGATAAAGCTTATCATCAAATAAGATACGCTTCATGCTACGTATGCCTGAGTCAAACTTACTTTGATGTATAGCAGCTGATTGTTCATTACTACGGAAGTGCATCATATAAGCCATTGCACCATCTAGGATTACGTGATTAAACCTTTCAGGTACAGCACACGCATCATCAAAAGCAGATAGTGTAGAAGGAGTAGTCCAGTACACGTACTCTACTTCATAGTCTGAGTTAGGGATAGGAGTAACACCAAACTTCTCATCAAAGGTTTGGAATACTCTTTCGGGAGCCTGCTCACCGTTTACTTGATCCCCTTCATCATCACTAGGTCTAAAGTTAGATAAGTATTCTTCATATGACATAGGCTTAAGAATACGAGGTGCATTATCTTGTGTGCTATGTTTCTTTAAATAAAATGTTTCCCAGTCCACTGTAGAAAAGTCAGATGGGAAATTATACTCACGTGTACCTGCAGTCAGTGTTTGAGTGTATGTAGTTTTAAGAAAGTTCCACTCTTGCCCATTCTGATAGATTTCTCGTAAGCTACTATTAATTGCATCCTTAGCAACAGACTGAACATTACGTACCGTATCAAAGCCATCACCCGCTGTGTCGAGCGGGACTTCATTCAAACGTCTTAGTAGTTCGTTTGTAAGTTGCACGAATGTTGACATCTTAACTTCCCTTTGGATGTGCTAAAGGGGCCACCGAAGCAGCCCCTAAAGTTTACTTATACTTGGTCACGGGCTACTTCAGCAGCACCTTTACCATCTACGTCAGCAACCATCGCCCACACACGCAGTTTACCTGCAGTAGCTGTACCTGTAAGGGTATCTACTTTAAGGTCCAGTGTGTCTTCAGCTGTCAGATAAGCAATGCCAGCAATAGAAGGAGCTACTGCTCCTACTGCTTTACCAGCCATTGCATATGCTGCAACAAAAGCATCATCGTCAAGACCAGTACCAATGTCGAAAGTCAAAGCAGTTGCACCTGTAAGTGCTTCTGTGACTTCTACACCAGCAGCCAAGATGACTGTTTGGGCAGGAAGTGTAGCAACTGTGTTAGCACCAGCCGCAAGGCCTGTTGCTGCAAGTTCTACTGAGATCATACGGATTCCGTTAGGTGTCATTGTCTAATCTCCTCTTACGCTGCGTTGTATTTGGCAGTAACAAGACCTTCAGGACGAAGGATCTTACGACCATACAAATGCATACCACGAACAATGTCAGCAAAGCTGTCAGGGTCACGATACGTTTCGGTTTTGTTGATCTGCTCAGCTGTTGCTACAGCAGAATCATGACCAGCTACCAGTACGCCGAAGTTAGCGTTTTGGTTGGCTGTACCTGTTGTACCTGCACCAGTACCTACGGCTGGCAAGTTGCTTGAAGTATAAACACGGAAACCGTGGAAGTTGTTCAAGACAAGACCATTACGAAGACCACCAGATTCACCGAAGTCAGCATTCATGAAACGAGAATCTTCATCACGAAGGATCTCCATAAATACTGGATCGACTACAATCCACCGTCCTACTTTATCCACTTGCTGTTGGTCCAGCAAACGGGCCATACGAGCTACAACCATTGCGGGTGAAGCTGTTGCAGTTGGCAGTGCTGTTGCACCCGGCAAACGTGCAGCTACTGGGATAGAGTGATCGCCTGCAGATGCGGTAGTGATGTTGCCAAAGTCACCTTTTTTCAGTTTCATGCTTGAAAGCAATTCGTCTGAGCCAGCGGTAGTTACAGCTTTAGTGCCATTTACCTGATCATTTACAGTGTCAGCACTTGTGTGCAAAGCAGACTGTTTGTAACCAGACAGGTAACCCAATACTTCTTGGTCATACTGATCAGCCAAGCGGTAAGCCGCACGGTTGGTAGCAAGGTCCATGAAGTTTACATGGGAGTGAGCCTCTTCGATATCATCGATTTTAAAAGCAAAATAGTTGCTCTTGTCTACGACAAGGGAAAAGTCTTCATCATCAAGATCTTGCGCAGTGATGTTTGTACCACGTGTGTAAGAAGAAACCGAAATTTCTGGCTCCTTAATAATCTTGACAGTGTCCCCTTGGGCAGAAATCTCCCCGAAATAATCAGAGTTAGAGATATCACCTGCAACCGTGTTCTTACGGAATGCAAGTTGTACTTTTTTGGAATAGATGACGCTGGAAAAATTACCGTTTGGTAGGTTTCCGTAGCCACCTGCTGATGCGAATGCCATTATCTTTTCTCCTAGAATGTTTGGCTTATTTAAAAACTAAACAACAGGACAAAGAGGCTGAATATATTTCTAGGGTGCGTTGTACTAATAGTTGGCCTACCATTAGTTTAACGGGCCTGTACTTATTCAGGTAGTTCTTGTTTGTGTTTAAGTTTGGTGGTAGTAGTGTCGTTAAGTATAAGGTAGTCTTAAAGAGGCTTATACTTAACATAAAGACACCTGTAGTTATACTATGTATAAAACAGATGTCAATCCTTTATTTACTATTAACGTGCCCCGCCTGTCATATCATAGCGAAACTTGTCAGCACGAATTGCTTCCATAATAGCATCTGAGTTCTTCTCGTACTCTGCTGCAGACATAGCATGTACTTGAGACTCACTAAAGTAACCTGATGAATCATCAGAGTTAGGCTTAGTTGTACGTTTAGTTACAACTGCTGAAGCAGCTTCTTTAGAGGAGCGCTTCCTAGTTTTATTGTCTAAGCCCTTATCTACTTTATACAAATCAATTACACGAGTTACAGAGGCTGGATCTTCTGCATTCTCATAGAGCGCATCTTGTACCCACTTAGGTTGTTCACCTGCCCAGTCATGAAAGGCATCACTGTTACGTAGGTCATCAAAGTCAGGGTGAATAGCACGAATTTCATTTTCCATGCGACCACGCTCTGCTTCTGCAGTAAGACGATCAATTTCTTTTAGTCGATCCTCTGCTCCAGAAAACTTCTCTTGTGCTTTCTTTTCTGCAATGGTCTCTACAATAGCCGCTACATCAGGATACTCACGTGCCCAAGCCTCTATGTCTTCATCTGACTTAGGAGGGCGAATATCACCACGCTCTTGTGCGTTCTCTAGTTTAGCTTTAAGGGCTTTAATCTCTTCAGCTTGTTTATTTTGATGGCTACGTAAGTCACTATACCGTTTCTTGTAGGTACGCTCTTCACCTGACAGTTTCTCATCTTTAGATTCAGTAGTGTCTTCTGCGCTGGGCTTAGCCTCTACATTATCTTCTGTTTTTCCTGAGTCCATCATTTCTTTAAGAGCATCTTCTTCTTCTTGAATACGCCGCTTATTAGCATTAGTGTAGTTTGGATCTACAAATCCTGCACTCTTAGGAGTTTCCATTTGTCCAAGTTCAGCCATAGTATTTTCCTTTTGTATGGGGCCAGCATTATTGCCGGGTGGCCTTATAGTTATTTAGGTTTAGTTATTAGTTCTTCTTACGCTTCATCAAGCCGCCTTTACCAAAGCCGTATCCTCCAGTATAGCCCTTACCTGCTGCCTGCCCTGCTTTAACAGTATCTGCGGTTTTTGAGGCGGCAGCTGAAGCTTTAGCTTCTTGTTTTTCTTTTAAGGCTGACTTATACCCGGATTGACCAGCAGTTTTTCCTGAGGAGTCCTTTCTACCTGTTATAGTTACGTCTTTGGTTGATGCAGCTTGCTTTGCAGTTACAGGTGCAGAATATGAGTTATCATTATTATCAGATTGTAGTTTAGCCTTATAACTAGCAGTAAGGGGTTGAGTTACAGTACTAGCAGATGTATCAGTAGATCCTTTTTTAGAAGAAGCTTTTGCACTAAATAATGTATTATTACCTTCTTCACCAAGAAGCTCTGTTACTTTGTCTGCACGAGACTGTGATAGCCATTTGGCAATACCACCCGGATTAGGCAGTCTTTCCTGTTTAAAAGCATCGAGTTTGGTTTCTAGATCAGTAGTATCTTTTCCTGCAGCTTTAAGTAAGTCAATATTTGTTTGGTGAATACTAATCTGACTAGCTGTAGCTGCTCTACCTAAAAGACCTGCGCCGAAGAGTGCACCTATAAATCCTTGCTTCTTATCAAGCTCTTCACTAACTTGTTTCTCTAGTGCATCTGCATCAGTATAATCATACTTCTTCATCCAAGCATTGGGGTCAGGCGCTTCAGTAGGAGTATCATTATCATCACCTCCCGTAGAAATTGTAGAAGCTTGAGCTACTTCAGCTGCGCTTGTAGCGGGAGCAGTACCCATAATGAAGCCAGAAGGAATAGGGTTTACAGGAAGGTTAGAAGAGGCATAATGTGCAAACTGGCGCTGCTCGTTTGTTGTAGGGTTGTAGTAGCTTACCATTATGGTATTAGTATCTTGTACACCACCCGCTTCTGGACCAAAGGCAGAGAAACCTAAGGGGTAATTCATAGGATTAAATGCAGTGCCTCCTTCAGCAAAACCTTGGGATTGACGGTTAGCAGACTGCATCTCCTGTGGCTGCATATTAGCTTGCGTAGTGTTTACAGATACGCCACGTTTAGCTAACTCCTGCATCAGAGAGGGATTGCTCTGAGCGGCAGACATAACCTTATCAATAATACTATCGATTCGAGTAGGGTCATTATACAAAGACTGAGCCATGCCACCTTCAGCAAAACCTACACTCATACCCTTAGCATTCATACGTTCATTAATCATAGGGTCCATTTTAGCAGCAGTAGCCATCTTATCCATCAAGCCACCATCCGCAGCTCCTGTAGTCAGTGCCTGCTCTAACATGGCAATATCTTCTTCTGAGATACTCATGTCATCTACTGCTACAGGCTCACCTCCAATGCGGCCTTCAGCTTCCATATTGCTTAAGCCCATCTTAGCTTCTGAGCGTAGGTCTTCAAAGAACTTAACACCAAAGAAACGAACAACGTCAGCAGGTACAACATATTCACCTTCGCTTAACCGTGCGTCAATGTCATCCCGTACTTCTTCAGGCATAGAACCCGGAGGAACTTCATTACCAGATACTGGATCTATTTCTGGTGCAGGAGCATCAAATGCCATTTCCATTTGTTCATTTACTGCCATTAACTTCATCCCTCAGATATTTAAGTTTGCGTAGTGATGATACTTCACCCTGACAGCGAAACAGATCATCAGTAGATGTTGCTTGTTCCATCTTCTTATGTACTTGTTCTATTTTAACTTCTAGCATTTCGCAGAAGTCATCCCATAAAGGTTTATCATTTACTAACTTCTGTAGTTTCATTTGTTTGGTCTCTGTACTAACCCGCCTGTATTAAAGCGTAGCTTAATTTTACTAGGGTCAATAGTCAAGTTAGAAATATCTAGAAGTGTACCTTGTAAAGTTTCAGTAGACCGCCTAAAGCCCTTGTCGAACACAATATAGTCAAGAGGTTTCTTACCTATTTTAACTTGTTCACCCAGTTCGCCTTTAAGCTGCTTAAGTACTTTTTGATAGGCCGCTACATAAGTGTTATAAAAAGCAGAACCTTTGGAAATCTTAGAAGCTACTTCATTATCCATAAAGCGTTTATCTGCAATCTTCTCTACAGGAGGTAAGACAATCTCATTGATACCTCTAGACTTAGCGTCTGCAATGATAGCTTGTAGTGACAAACGAATAGTGTCTGTTATACGGTTAACTGGTAGTTTTTCTTTACTTGTAGTAGCTTCAAGTTCACCTAAATACATTGATACTTGTTCGTACATCTTATCTGTGAATTCAGACAATTCATCTGTGGCTCTACCTACTTCGTCATAAAAAATATCAAAAGATACGTTAGAAATACTGCCACTGTCACCAAAGACTAAATCTTCGTTAACACCACGCTCTTTTGCTGCCTCTTTAAATATAGATACACGCTCATCTCTACTTAGCTTTGTATTCAATCTTGTAGGAATAACTACGTCATTAATATAAGATTTAACTTTATTTATAGCCGCATCAGGAAATCCACTGCCCTCAGATTCAATTAGATACTCAATATCTTTAAAATGAATTTCTAATTGTTTATCTATCTCTTTTCTCTTTGTCTTTCTAAAGGTGGGTAGGTCATCTACTACGTTCTGTAAGGGGTCAGACTGCAGTTCTTCGATTAGAATGTAGCTGTCGTCCTCTGTACCTCTTACACTGTAACGTGTATGAGCTAAATTAGAGCTACCGTAGTGTGTAATATAGCCTAGGTCTTCAGTTGTATCTAAGCCCAACTCAACGTAATCCAACTCTTTATCCTGTAGATCACTCTGACGTTGCATACTTTTATGCCTAGAACCCTTCTTGATAGCTTTTACCTCTAAAGCACCTAGCCCTTCTTTAGCACTCTCAGCTGTATACAACTCACCCGGCTCTAAGCCCAAACCACGAAACTCCATCTCACCCTTAGTGACCTTAGGAGCACGTTTACGTACAAACGCTTCTACGTTCTCACCACGTGTACCTTGTTTACCGATAGGCGCTTCATCAATAGCACTTTCAAGAGGGCTATAGAACCGTGCTACAGTAGGATCACTAGGGTCAGCTACGTCAGCCATAACCTCATCCATCTGCTTAAACATAGGATTGAACTTAGGGTTATCAGTAATGCCTAGAGCAGAGCTTAACTCTTTAGCTACTAATTTAGACAGACCAGCCATTACTGTACGTTCCCACTAAAGCCCTGTTCTCCGGGGGTTGCAGCAGCACCAACACCAATGTTACCACCTCCACCACCTGTCATGTCTTGTGGGCCTGTAGGAGCCTGTCCTTGAGGCGCTGGGCCTGCTTGTGCTCCCGGTACAGGAGGAGCACCCGGTGCAGTAGGCTCAACAGGAGCTTGGAAGCCTTTAAGTATCTCAGCCTGAATAGAAGCATCCTGCAAAGAGTTAGTTACTTTATCAGGGTCAAGATCCATGCTTACAGCAATCTCACGAATGATATAATCCATTTTAGCAAAGGGTGCTAGTGTTGGATTCTGTGCTACTTGCAAGAACTGCATTAAGCGTTGTGAGCGTACTTCGTTAGCCATCAAGCTTTCTGTACCTTGAGCTTTTACTTCTAAGTCCCCTTTTATCTCAGGGTCATAGTCAAACTGCATGTTAAAGCTAAAGAAGGCTTTACCCAGAGGGTTAAGCAAATAGTCATCTACGTTCTTAATAACTGTACGAATAGAACCGTTAGCAGCAGACATAAGCATAGAGATACCTGATGCAGTACGACCTACACCTGTAAC